ATCGCATAAAAAGATGCGTTCGATGTTCCTGTAAAACCCGTAGCAGGAAGTTCGCTTGCATTAAGCGAACCTAGACCAACCACTCTACCTCTTTGGTAGCTTTCGTTTACTCTTACGTTTTTCATTTTGCCAATAACTTGTCCATTGACTTTTATTATAGCTAAAGGTGCTGTTAATACTCCCATTTTGTTCTATTTTTTTTCTTGTTATATACTAGGGTCAACTATTGTTCCCGTATGAAATATTTTATTAATTGGAGTGTTTGCTTGGAAGTCATAAGTAACAAACCAAGTTGTTCCTTGTCTAACTGCTTTTACATTACTAAAATCAATAATTAAGTTATCAGAAACTCCTACTTCTGCAACCTTACTTTGAAGATAACCAATAGTGAAACTTTCCATAACAGCTTTTGATACAGAAGCTAAATTTCCTCCGATAAATAAAACTCTTGCATTTGCAGGAATCTCTCTATTCAATTGTGCTTCAATTCTCTCTACTGAAAGTTCGGGAGAACTACCATCGGGATTAATTAAGAAGTCATTTAACTGTAAAGTGTTTATTTGCTGATTAACTACTATTCCTAATTGTGGAACAAATCTAGTAGCAACAACACCGCTATTAATAGCATCAACTCTTTCGTTTTCTGTAAGAACGTGCTGTTCTTTTTGTATTCTTAAATCCTTGTACGTTAATGGCACTTGAGGTTCTACACCCGAGATTCTACCTGCATACAAAGCAGCTTTATACAAAGCAGTCTTTTTAATCAAGTTTGCAGAATTAAGTATGTAAGGAACTTGAATCCCTCCATGAATTAAACTTGCGTATCTACTATTCAATGTAGCTGCACTTGTTTTAGTAGTTGCAAAATCAGAAGAAACATCTCCTCCTACGATAATTAAGAACTTCTTAAACTCTGAATCATTAACGATATGAGATAAAATCTTTACGTTACTTGCTGCTGCTGCATTTGCTCCAACATCCGTAGATAAAAATATACTGCAATCTAATTCTTTTATTTGGTCTAGAACATGGTCTAAAGCTGTAGAAGAATAAGTCTCTGTTCCTCCTGCAAATAATTGAAAACTAGCAAACGTAGATAAATCTGCTACTGCTATTACTCCTGCAACTGCACTTGTTGCATCGAACTCGAAAGACTGTGTAAATTCGGGAGAAGTAGATGCCCATGCAATAAGTTCAGAAATATCAGAAACCTCTGCACTTTCAGTTACTAATTGTGGTGCTTTTGAAGATGTAACAGCATCCAAACCATCAAATAGAAATCCGTTTGTATCAGCACCTTTGTAAGTTCCTTTGTAGAATTTAAAAACAAACTTAGCTGAATTAAAAACACCTGCGGAAATAGTCCAACCATATCCTGTTTTTAAATCAGTACTTTCTAAAACTCCGTTAGCAATTAAACCCTCTTCTTTAGTATTTAATACTAAAGAAAAACCTCCATCAAATGTTGATGAGTTTTGTGCCTGTGCAGTTTGTGCTGCTCTAATTAAAAATACTTTAGATGCTCCTGCTGCATTAGTACTAGGAGTATAAACATAATCAGCTAAATCCCAAAGAACTCCACCTTTTACGTGATTCTTCATTTCTGATGCAGAATTGAACTCTGCTAAAAAATCATCTAATTGTCTACCGTTAGCACCGCTATCAACAGCACCAACACCACCACCATAAGCAGCACCAATACCTGTATCAATAATACAGATATTCCCAAAACTAGATGGGCTACCCGTATTTGAGACACCACTAATTGTTCTTGATTTCGCTACGGGTTCAGTATATAACTTCCCGTCAAATATATTTTTTTTACCCATTTTGTATTAGTTTATTTTTTTGTAATTAATTCCTGCACACTTACCCTTCATCACTTTATCCCACTCTTTAAGTGATTTTTTTTCAGTTTCCCTATGCAACATCTTCTCAACAACCCACTTGTCTCTAGGTGTAACAGAGATTGTATTAAGAAACTCCCTTACTGCATATTTCTTCGTTTCAGCCAAAGCTATTTTTTATTATTATAACGCTTTATATTTAAACATTTAATTTATAGTTCCATTAAAATTAAATCCTGTTATGTCAGTACTACTAAATAAATCGGGAATTTCGTTTTCATAAAAGAAACTTAATGCTAAAGTTCTGTGGAAAGTATTCATTGGGTCTATATCAAAATCCAACATAATATCTCTTCCGCTTGTGTATAAGTTTTGGAAGCCACATCCCGAAGTGAATTGCTCATACCCCATAATGGTTAGCGACTTTAAAAAATGATATAGAATAATAACATCATTCTCATTATCGCTTGTAATCACTAGATTATATGTAACCGAATAGTTGTTTGTTTTTAGGTCTGCTCCACTACCATCATAAAAATTAGTACTGGCTTGAACATTACCTACATTTTTAGGGTCGTTCTCTTCTGATGGAAGTAAAATATTAATCATAGGAAAACCTTCCCTGTTTGTATTGTAACCCAAATAGAAATCTAATGACCTTGAGCCACTTTCAAACGTGTGCTCTAGTATTCTTTTACATTGTTGGAAATAACTCATTCCATCAAATTTCAAATCTCCAAATATTTGATATAATAAACTTCTTTTAGAAGCATCTGTTTCTACATTTGTAATTGTCAATACTTCATTCGCTCTAGCAATACTAAATGAATCTATTTTGTTTAATTCAATTTGTGTTTTAAAAGCAACTTGCTCATCTGTATCTGTACTGTCTATATTTACTAATATCCCTTTTCTATTTGTAATGTTCGGAATAACTCCTATTCCATCAATTCTATACCACACAAAATATCCCATATAGGTAGTGTATATTGAAAAGTAAGATGATACAGTTAATATCGACCCATCAACACAAGTTATATCTATCACTTGAGGAGTACCAACAGCACCTAATGCCGTAACATTAAATATAAATGTAGTTCCATTATCTGTAGGAGGTGCTACCGTACCTACTTGCTCAAGAGACTTTAAATTAGTATAGATTTTCTTTATTAAAATCTCGTAATTATCCTTGATTAATATTTCGGGTATTATTATTGCCATATTCCTGCTTGTTCCATGTAATTATCAGCGACCAATGCAACAACATAATCTAGCTTTGCATCGTTAACTGCTTTTCCGAAAAAGTTCCGTTTCTTCATTCCTTTATGAATCCAACTATTTTGAGCAGAACCACTACCTACTCTTCTGAAAGTGCTATAGCTACCTTGGCTAAATACTTGGTAAAATTTCTTTGACCTTCCTAGACCTGCATATATTGGTGATTTATGTTGGTAAGCCTTTCCTTTACTTCCCATTCCTTTTATAGCATCTCTACTACCCAAAACTCCATGCTTACTACCTGCTAAATCTTTTGCAGTAATGCTATCTCCTTTTCTTACTACTCCAATAAATGGAACAGTAATAGTAGCTTTCATCTTTTTAGCGAAATCATGAATATCTTTTGGCATTACTCCACTAAAAACTTCACTATCTCCTAAACTTCCCGAAGATGCGTGTCTAAAAGGAATCGTTAAATACCATCCACCACTTTTTGTTTTTTTAATCTTCTTACTTCTTGCAAAACCTTCTTTCATATCAAAAGGACTAGCACCTTTCTCTATCATGTTTGGTAATGTTCCTGTAAGAGTTATACTTCCCTTCATTCGACCAAATACAGGATTATTAATATTCCTTTTATATGCCTGTCGTGTTTGCCTTAAATTCTTACTAGCTAATAAATGTATATTTCTATGAACTTCATAGGTAGTTCCCTCGACAATCTTTTGACTCAATTCTTTAAATTGATTTCTAGAGATACTACCAACCAATTCTTGTATTCCCGATATATCAATTCCTACATTCATTATAGAAGTTTCGCATTAGAGCCAAACCCATTATCATTTAATGTGTAATGTACTTTCTTTATTATACAATTTATAGGTAAGTTTTTCAAATTCTCTTTACCTGCTGAATCAACAACTCTAGTATTTCTTATATCCTTTTGAATATCCATTATGATATATTGAGGCTCGTGCAAATACCTTATTCCTATGTATTTCTTTTTCTCATCACTAGACTTAAATGATGTTTTTATAGCATCACTCAATACTAATTTACGGCTACCCTCTGCTACTGTATAATCAGTTCCCTCTATCAATTCTAATTGAGGTGTGTTTTCGGCAACAAACATATAAACCTTGCTTAGACTTTTTGGAACATAAGTTAATAACGCACTCAACTCTTCTACAGTATCTACTTCTCTTAGTTCGGGAAATACATTTTCCATGAAAATAGTCTCACCATCACATAAAGTAATTCTATCCATCCAACCTAACCTTTGATTGTATCTTGTCGTTAGCTGTGCTGTACCTAAATTTATTTCTGAGTAGTTCATATTCTTCGGGTCGTAATTGACCGCTTGAACAACTCCTTTGAGTAATTCGGGTTCTATAAATATAACACCAACTCCTCCACAGTCAACGCAATGAGGTAAAGGCTGACCACTAACTTCTCTATTACAACTACATTTAATAGCTATTTCATGTCGAAATACTAATCCTTTCTGACCGATTAATATGTCAAAATCATCTTTAGAGAAATCAACTCTAGCTGTAGTTAATTGTGTTTGAGATATTTTAGCTGTCCTGCTCATTATAATGAAGCGAATTGTATTCCACTATATCTATTCTTTAATTGTTTCTTTTCTTCTTTTAGTTCTTTTTCAAACTGTCTAATTCTAGCACTATACAAAGAATTTTCTGCTGATTGAGTTGTATTAATACTCTGACTCAATCCATCTATACTTAAACTCTTTGATGCAATACCTGCTCCAAAACTAATATCTCCCAAAATAGCTAGTACTTGCATAGATGCTACTTTAGCAATTGCATCAGATAAATCAAAAGGAACTTTCTCAAATCCTGTATTGTAGTCTATATTCCAATAGTTAGGAATATAGTTAGCACTCGAATATCCAAATATAGGAAACTTGCCTGTGAATACAGCCACGAAATCAGATTGCAACCCTTGCAAATCTTCTTGTTGTCCTGCTATAATATGAATGTTTCTTGCTTTTTCAACTTGTCTCTTTGTGCTTATCCACCCATTTGGATATGTGATTTGATGTGCATAATTAAGTTGACCTCTTAAAACATTTACTTGAGATACTAAGAAATTACAATGTATATGACCCCAATTCTGAAAATGCTCTCGTTCAAAATCTTGTTCCTCTGTTACTCTCTGTTTAGGTATTTTGATACTCAAAAATCCTTCCCATTGAGATGTAGCAACTCTTATCTTTTGCTCAATAGCTTTGTCGGAAATCTTTTCTCCACCCAAACCACGTAGAGGAATATCAGTCAA